TCACGCCCGTGCCGGTGGCCGCAGCCGCCAAACCCTGAAGAGTGCGCGGCCCGCCCCGGCGACTTGCGGAGAGCCTAGAGGAGGTCAACAACCGCGAGCGGGGACGGTCCAGTGCTCTCACCGCTGGTGGTTTTTTCCACTTCGGTGTGCTACGATCCGATCACAAAGGATTCGATGCATGACCACGGCCGAATCGCATGTCGAACTCGATGTTCGCGAGAAGATCGCCCACATCGATCAGATGCTCGCCGACCACGAGCGCATCTACGCCGACACAAAGCGCATCAATGCGGATCATGACCGCAAGCGGCAGGAAATCCGCTACGCGCCGTGGGTGCTCATTTTGCCGATTGCGGTTAGTTTACTGACCGCTGGGGCAGCACTGTTTGCGGCCGGTGCCGCGTTCATGAAGTTTGTGCAGCCATGAACCCGCGCTTCGACACCCTCGCCATCGCCCGTGATCTGCGGCAGCACGGCTTCACGCAGGATCAGGCCGAAGCCGTCGCCGACGCGGTGAACCAAGCGGCGGGCCTGCCTGATCTGACGGTGCTCGCGACCAAGGATGATCTCGCGGCGCTAGCGACCAAGGACGAGTTGCGCGCGGCCATCGCCGACGTGCGCAGCGTCATCACCGGAAGCCAAAATGACATCCTGAAATGGATCATCGGCTTGGTCGTGTCATCGTGGCTCGTCAACGTCGGCACCATGCTCGCGCTGGTCAGGCTGACGGGGCACTAGAATGACGTATGGAACGGCTCTTGTCCTCGGCGTGGCGGCCCTCACCCTCTTCGGACTCGGAATGCTGTTCGCCAACTACTTCATGGTGACGCGTCCCGCCCAGCAGGCCGTCTGCGCTACCCACGGGATGGAATATCTCAGCATGGGAGCGAACGCGCACAACTGGGTCTGCAGGGATCGCGACGGGCGGCTCTATCGGTTCGAGGAAAAATGAAAATGGCAATCATGATGGGCAAGCTGTACGCGGCACTGCGCGCGGCGAATGCATCCGATGATCTTGCGCGCGAAGCTGCCGAGGAAGTGGCGGCTTTCGAAAACAGGATCGCCGAGATTCGCGCTGATCTTTTGCTGGTGAAGTGGATGATCGGCTTCAACCTTGCGATGACCGTTGCGATCTTATGGCGCGTGTTCGTGCAGCAGCACTAGCGCCCGCGCAGGACCACGCCGACGTAGACCACCGCCGCGCCCTTGCCCTTGCCAGCCTGCCAGCGCGTCTCAATCTCGCACCCCATCCGCCGCGCCACCTCGTTGATCGCCCGCGTGATGATCTCGTCGTGCCAGCGGATCGCGCCGGTGACGTGGCGCGGCATCCCGACAAGATGCGCCAAAGCGTAGGAGAGGTTGCCCCGCTTCACGTCGAGGCCCGAGCCGTCGGTCAGCACGAGGCCGATGCGCTCGCCCGGTGCCGCCTTGCGCCGCGCCGCCAGGATCGTCGCTTGCTCCCACGGCGACCCGTGTGCGTCGAGATCGAAGACCGCGAACGCGCCGAGATCGATGCAGCGCATCACCCGGCGATTGTCGGCGACGTAGGCCACGCGTTCGTCGCGATGCCAGTCGAGGTCGCAGCCGACGCACGCGCGAGCCTCGTGCCAGACGTTGCGATACATCTCGCCCGCACCCGCGAACGCATCGAACACCGCGACGTCGCGCCCGAGCGCGTCGAGCACGTTGCGCCTGATCTCGACCTTGGCGGGCTTGCTCGCCTGCGCGTTCTTGATCTTGGCGGCCCGCGTGCTGGCGAGAAACATCAGGCGGTCGGGGACAAACACGAGCGGCGGGCGAGTGCCGACATCGAGAAAGACAATCCGATAGCCGCCCCTGCGCATCTGCGCATTGTCTCACTCCTCGTACCCGGTCGTACCTAGCTCGACCTCGATGGCCGGGAAGTCCGCCATCACCTGTCGCAGCCGGTGCAGCGCCTGCGCCTGATCCTTCAGCGGCCCGCGCACCGCGATCCAGAACCGGTCTTCCAGCGCGCCGACCTTGACCTGTTCGACCGTCGCGACATCAGGATGCATCAGCGCGTCGATCTCCTTGACGTCGAAGCCCAGATCGCTCGCCTTCTCGCCGCTCGCGATCATCGCGCCAATCTCGTGCGCCAGTAGCTCGGCATCCCATGACGCGTTGAGCGCGATCCGGTTGTCGGCCAGCGCCAGCGCCCGGCACTGCGTCTCGGTCAGATCGCGAAGCTCAATCACCGGCACCTCGGCCAGCCCGAGCTTGCGTGCCGCTCGCCAGCGCCCTTCGCCCGCGATGATCTCGCCGCCCTCGCGCACCAGCACCGGGTTGACGAACCCGAACCGGCGAATGGACGTCGCGATCTGATCTATCTGTGCGTCCGAATGCAGCCGCGCATTACGCGGATCGGGCTTGAGCGCCTCAGCCTGCCGATACTCGATTGCCAGCTTCATCCCTTTTCCCTCGGCCGCTCAGCGGCGACGACCCGCCGGGCCATGGTCCCAGCGGGCCGCCCCAAAGTCGCACCCACGAGCGCGCCAGCAAGCTCTGCAGGGCTTTTAACCTGCACCTCTCCCAGCCTGTCCTGCCTTCGTTCCCGATTCGACCCTTGTCCAACCTGGACAGGAGTCACGCCTGATCGGCGTTAACGTGCCCGCATCCTAACCGGCAGCGCGCCAACCACTTAACCTCAAACCAACGTTGGCCAGACTCTCGGCCTTTGTGCGGCCGGGCAGATCGCCAAACCCATTGGGGCATAAGCCAATTTCGCGGGCGCTAAAAAATGACTGCGGGCGCGCCGCGACTAATGGCGATCCAAAAATTTTTGGCACTCCCCCCCCTGCCTTTGCTGAGCCTGTGCCGATGATCGGCATGGAGAGAGCGGCGCGTGTCGAATGTGGGGATGCTTTTCGGATCAGTCATCAATCGCGAGGACGGGAGTGCGGCACCTACCCCCCACCTTTCACCAACGAATGCTGTCTCTCAACGTTTGGAAGCGCCCTATGAGCTTGTCCTGCAGTACCTCACGCAAGATGGGACGCTGGGACGCTAGAAGGTAACTTGTCGGCAGCACGTAGTCTCTCTTGCGCTTGGATCGGGATGACCGCTTGGCGATGCGTGTGAGCTTGCGCCCATACGCTTTGCTGTGCTCCATCTCGTACAACGAATGCGGACGCACGAGTGTGAGTGCTTTGCCTAGACCTCTATATCGTTTTGTACCAGGACGATGGCGATGCATGTCTTGTGTTTGCCAATCGCTCAACATCGTGCCGACTTCGACTTGCTTGATGTGCCGAAGACGACGCGTCATCTTCAATATTCGTTTGGTCACCTTCGTCGTATTGCATGTGACGTAGACGTGCATGGTGGCGTTCCTTATGCAGTACGATTGGCTGGATGGCGTGGGTCCGTAGGCCAGCCATCATTGTCCACATCGCATGTGTAGCCACGCTCATCGAGCACACGCTTGTGTCTGTCATGGCAGGGCTTGCAGACAGACTGCAGCTTGCCGAGGCGAAACTTATTCCAGTCACCACCATGCGACTCGACGTGGTCAGCTACGGTAGCAAGCGTGGTGACGCCCTGTGCCAAGCACATGGCGCAAAGGGGATGCTGCTGTAGCTGCAGGGTGCGACGTCGCTGCCAGATTGAGGTGCCGTACCAGTTCTTGCGCCAGTCCTTGAGCGCAATGGGTGGCTGCAGCGGCTCAGTCATCGCTGACGACAGGCGCACTGTGTTCGAGCGTCCAGCCGTTGGCGCGACATTGCTCGGCGACCTGTTGATCGGTCATGCCGATCAGCCTGCGCACGATGGGTGCAGCGGCGATCACCCGGTTGTCACGCGTGACAACGCCTGCAGTGAAGCGCGGCGCTTTGATGCTGAAGACGATCTCGATCATGGGAGGAAGCTCCCCAAAAGCAAACGCCGCCAGGGCGGAAAGCCGAGGCGGCGTGCATCGTTTGCGGGGTGACCAACGAAAACCCAGGGAAGGAGAAAACCCGGATTCCGCGAATCTGATTTTTTTAATACGCTCATTTCATCCCATCCGTCAAGATGATCGAACCTTGGACGATGGTCCCACTACCCGTTGTGCCTGCTGGCGCTCGTGGTTGGCCCTGGCGCGGTCGGCCTCGGCTTTGGCTTCGGTGTCCTCGCGTTCCAGGCCCACGGTGGCCATGCCGAGCTTGATCGCAATCATGGTCAGGCTTGCCGAGAACAGGAAGCCGCGCGTCCATTTGTCGGTTTTTGTGCGGTCTGCTGCGGCTGCGAGCGGCTTGCAGTCGATCAGGACGGTGCGGACGACGAACAGCCCGAGCGAGCCGAGATATTTCAGAATCGCAGCATCGATCATCCGCAGGCGGCGAGCAGCCCGGCGTTGGCGATCCGTGATGAGTTCGGCGAAGCGGCCACCCTGCACGTAGGGGCGGGATGGATCGGTGGCAGCGATGCGGCCGACTTGGCTGACGGTGTGGAGTTCCTGGTAGCTGCGGCCAGCGGCGTAGCGCACCGGATTGATCTGATGGCGAGCGAACATCTTGCCGAGCGGATCGCCGCGAATGGTTTGGGCGACGATGATGGTGGGCCGCATCGGTGGCACCCATTCGTGTTCACCGCGTGGATGGGCGAGCAGCCCGTCGCGTCGCTGCCCGATCTCGCGGGTGGCTTGGTCGGTCGAGAGCAGGCCACCCGGTTCTTCGATGGTAAGCGCAGCCATCTGCGGCTGGCCTGGGATCGGGCCGTAGAGCGGTCGCAGATCGTGGACGCGTTGCGGCTTGGCTTTGCGCTGGCGAGGTCGGCGCTGTGTGTGCTTCGTCATTCAGTCATCCAGGGATTTGTAGGCGCAGGCTTCGACGTCGAAGCGAAATTTGATGTGGCCTTTTGAGCCTGAGTCATCGAACCGAACTTTGCGGATGTACGCGGTCGCGGTGTTTGGCTCGTCGGTGTAGATCACGACGCCATGGTCGGGCTTGTTGTACCAGTGCGCGGACCCATCGATGTCGTACAGCGTCGGTGGTCGCGACTTGCCGTCCTTGCCGACGTCTTTGGTTGGGTGTGCGACGACGATGACGGCGACACCGTATTGTTTTCCCCATCGACGCAGCATGCGGATCGCCCGGCCGATATATTCCCCGGTTGATTCGTCCTTGCGTCTCGCGTGTTCGACCTCGTTCCAGGGATCGATGATCAGTAGGCGTATGCCATCACGCAACACTGCGTCGGTTGCACGGTCGAGAATCCAATCGAGCGTGAGGTCTGTATCGAGATCGTTGCCTGCTGGATCGTCATCGATGAATAGAAACCAATCGTTGATCCAGCCATCGACGCGGGCGATTTCGTTGAGATCGAGGTAGAACGGTCTACGCCCGAGCTTGATGCGGCGCAGCTTGTCGCGGAGGTGGGGGATGATCGACATTTCCGGCGAGTAGATCGCGGTGCGCCATTCGTGCTTGTCGGACATTTGTCGCGCGATGTTGAGTACCCAAGTGCTTTTGCCGTGGCCTGGAATCCCGGTGACTACCATGAACTCGCCGGGAAAGATCGTGAGGTTGTGGTCAAGCATTCCGAGGCCGGTCTTGTAGGTGACGAGCGGCGGCAGATCGGGATAGTCGAACAGCCGATAGAGTCCGCGCACTGGGTATGGCTTGGCGTTATTGAGCACATCGCGCACGGCCTCTAATCCGAAATGCATACAGACTTCGTTGAGGTCTTTGCACGGGCGCAGCTTGCCGTTCTTGCCGAGAACTCTTGGCTCTTCCGGATACGTCACGTACAGGCAGCGTGCTGCCGACAATCGGCGCACGAGTTCGGCGGCGAGACGTTGGCCGGGTTCGTCGTCGTCGCTGGCGATGATGAATCGTTTGATCGGCTTGAGGCGGTCGCGATTATTCCAGATGAACTGAAATTTGCTCGTTCGCTCAGCTTCGGGATCGAGAGGGTCAAGATCGTCAGGCTTACGGCCTTCGGGCACGGGTGGTGCGCCATCCGGCACTGAGACGGTGAGTGGCCAGCCGCTTTCGATTGCGGTCAATCCATCGACTTCGCCTTCGGTGATGACGAGCGGCATCCTGCCATCGGTGAGTGCGGGATCGTCCAAGACGTCGGAATTCCAGAATGTGCGGCGTCCGCCTTCACGTTGCCAGAAGCGCGGTCGGCCGTCCTCGATTTCCCACGGCATGCGGCGATATTTTTCGGCGACGGTGGTACCGTGCTCGATAGTTGGAAAGACGATGATGTTGCCGTCTGGATCGGGCACGACTTCGCGTCTGCCGTTCGAATTTTGCACCGATCTAGCGGTATAGATTTCGAACCGCGCGGCCGTCTCGCAACTGATCCCGCGGGTTTCGAAAGCCTCGGCGGCCTTCATGCCGAGCACTTTGCTGTCCATAGAACTCGGCTCCTTTCCAGTCGCAGTGGAAGCAGTGGTAGAGCACCGCATCGGTGGTGATCTTCACCGACAGGCAGCGATTGCGTTTTTTGCGCCGCAGATGCGAGCATTGCGGGCATATCGTGAGATACGCGCCGACGTTTTGACGTGGCACAACGATGTGCAGTTTTTGCAGTGCCTCATGTGCGCTGTCACAGCGCCCAGTCGCCATAGCCTTCGTCCATTTTGCTGGTTGGTTTTCGTTTTACGATTGCGCCACCGATGTACTCGCGCGGGTTTTCCTTCTTCGCGGCCATCTCGATGATTGTGAGGGCTTCAGCCCAGTCGCCGTTGGTGGCATTGACGAGTTTTTTGATCAGGGCGGCGGTATTGTCGCCGAGGATTTCTTTCCCTCGGCGATAGACCTGCGTTTCATGTGAAACGTCCGTTACGGATTCTTTCGCTTCGCCCCTCAAGGGCGAAGAATGCGTTTCGCCCTCTTCCCCGGAGGGGAAGAGGGAGTCTTCTTTTCCCTTACTGTCTCTGTCCCTGTCCCTTGGATTCCGTAACGGATGGTTCCTTTGATCCGTTACGTTGTCCGTTACGTCCATTCTGCTGTCGTCCGTTACGGATGTGCGCCGCTCTTGGCGACGGCGTTCGGCTGCGGCATCCGTCGCCGCCTTAGTGCGTTGTCGCTGTTTCCTTTTTCGTTCCCAAGCATCAAGCGCCTTCTCGCATACGACCGGATGATAGTAACGCCCATCGGTACATGGACCGATCCAACCATCGAGCACCTGATCGGCAATGCGACGCCAGACCTTCGGGGTGCTACCCGACATCCGGCCGACAGCTACCCGGTCGCCGGGCAGCGATCCGGCGGGCACTTGGTGCCATGCCTCGATCCACAAATTGATGCACGCGTAAGCCACCCATGGGTCGGTTGCAGCACGCAACCAAGTGCGACTTTTGCGCAGCCGGTCACCCTCTAACGGCATGAACCCGAAGTCGCGCAAATCGACCTCGGGAGGGACTAGCGGAGCGGGGCGGGGATCGGTCATGGCCCGCGCACTCCTGACGGAGGTGCCCACCGGTAGCCGTTCATCCGGGTGTGCCACGTCCAATGACACTTGCGGCATAACCAGGACGTCGGCCATTGGTCAAAATCATTGAACACCGCAAACGGTGCCCAGTGATGAAGCTCAGCCTCGGCTTCACCACACCGTGCGCACGCCTGCGCGGGGTTACCGACATCGATGCGTGAAGCGGCGCGCTGCACATCCTTGGAAAGCTTCGCGAGCGCAATCGAACCGCCACAGAGATGATCGCAGTCCATACATTGAAGCTGGAATCGTTCGATGCCATTTGCCTGCCGCTTCGCAACGATCCGATACCAAGGACCAGGGCAGGCGCACGGCAGCGTGAGATACATTTCGAGGCCATGCGCGCGTAGATCGGATCGGCCGCGATAGATCATTACCGGCCTCCCGTCTCGGCATAGAAGAACAGTGTCCCGACCGTAATCGGTCGCCGCGTGTCGCTATTGTAGTTGCCCCACCGTTTGGAATATTTGCGGGTGTTCACCCACTTGCGCCAACATGCCCGGCGACCTGGATACATGCCCGGCTTGCGCGCCGTCGCCGACCACGCATCGAAAAGATCGAAACCTTCGTCGCCCAAAGCGTCGTAGATCGCAGCGGCGACACGCCACCAAACGTCCTGCGAACAATCTGGCGAGATGCACTGCAATGCATCCTCGATATCATTCTTGGTGCGTTCCGGTGTCATGCAGCATCGTCCGCCATTGCCCCCAGCCGCACTGAAAGCTCTGCACGTTCGTCCCCGATCTCCTTGCGTTTCGCGTGCGCACGCACGACGATGTAGGCGTACCGCTGGTCGCGTATGCGCCGCTGCAGCAGGAACGCAAAGCCCTTGTGCTCCCAGTTCCGCACTTGCCGCGCGACGACGTCGAGCGTCGTGGCCGGGTAGGTGCAGAACGCAGTCCCACGATCACGCGCGAGATTGCCGCGTGCATAGATGAGCCGCGCGCCGGGCTGCGCTTCGGAAAACCAGGCTGTCAGCCCGGCAGGATCGATGTGCTCGGTGTCGCCGGTTTTCATGTGAACCTCACGCAGCAACCGCAGTCTTGAAGACCAAGCGGAAGCCCTTGCCGGATTTTCCCTTGATGCTGAAGCTCGTGTTGGCGAGCGCGACATTGATCTGGTGGATATGCGTGCGAACGTTGTCGTGTGCGGAATGCTCCTCGCGTAACGGGAACATGGTGCGTGCGATCTCGCGCGTGGTGATGCCCGGCTGGGTCACGATCAGGTCGAAGATGCGCAGCTTGATCGGGCCAAACGGCACGCCGCAGCGGGTCAAATGGTCGGTCATGCGGTCACCCTTCGCTCGTTGAATTTATCCACCTCGTTGCCCCAGCAATCCCAGCCGGGTCGCCGCTGCCGCGCGAACAGTTCGACGTAGGGGCCAGCGACCAGCCGCTCGATGCGCTCGTGGATGCAGTCGGGCTTGCGGCTGTGCTCGCGACGCGGCTCGATGATGCCCTGGCGCACGTCCGCGTTCAGACGCTTGGGACTTCCGCGCGTCGCAAGCAGACACACCTCGGAGTTGGCCCGCGTCCAATAGCCGTTGCCGATCTGCACCGGCACATCGTCATCGAACATCTGAAGCTGCGAGCCGTTGGCCTTCATCCACGCGAACGCACACGTCTTATAGGTGAAGCCCCAGCAGTCGATGACGTTGAGCGCGCGATGCATCGTCGGCCAGACGATCCAGACCAGGAGCACGCAATCGCGAGCAGCGAGGTCGCCAATCGGAAGCGCGGCAATCTCCGCAATGCTCATCGTCGCGTAGTAGCGATTGGCGTCAGTCGGTGAATTTGCTTGCGATCCCCACGTCTCGAATTTCCACGGCGGATCGGCCAGGATCACGCCGTAGCGTTCGCGCTGCAGACCAGCGAATGGTCCGTTTTCGATCATCGCCACTTCTCGTCAGTCAGTGTGTTGTACGCCAGCGTTCTCAGGTCATCCTCGATGCAAAACGGCCTGACGATCTGTTCGCGTAGCAAGCGCGGAAGCTGCGAGCGTAATTTTTCGACCATCGCGTCAACTTCCTGCGGCGTATGGATTTCAACTGTGCGGATCATGCGTGCCCCATCGGATGTGCAAGCGGATCGTCTTCATCGCGATAGTGGCGGCTCATGCCATAGAGATCGGTGAGAAATCCCCACGTCTCGAATTCGTTTGCTTCGGACAGGAAGCGTGCGAGCACTTCCGTCAAAGCCTCAACGCATCGCTTGGCGTCGAGCGGCCCCTTGTTGTTCGAGGCAAGCTCGGCCGCGATGAGCGCCTGAGCAATCCGGCAGACATGGCAATCGCTGCCATTGGCCAAAGGTGCGTGACATTTGCCGACCTTCATCATTCGCGTGACTCCTCGCTGATACGATCCACCACCCGGCCCATCAGGCTTTGCGCCGTGCCATCCGCGTTGCGGGTGAGCGCATGCCGGATCGTGTCGAGCGGACAGCCGTGCTGCAGCGCCAGCGACATCAGGATCGCGGCGTCGCGCGCAATGGCCTCAAAGCTCGATCCGATCTTGCGCGAGGTGAGAAACACCTCGGCCACGCTGTACGGCGGCGGCGCATCGGGCGGCTCGAAAATCGAGTACGCGACAGTGAGGTCCGGACGGCCCGCCTCGTCGCACATGTCGAGCGTGAACGTTGGGCGGCGCTGCGGCAGGACGAGGCGGGTCATTCTGCTGCCTCTTGCCGTTGCGGCTGCGGTTCGATTGTGAATTCGAGCAATTCACACTGCGGCACCCACCATCCGTTCTTGTCCTCGCGCCAGAAGTGAGCCTGCTTGGCATAGCCGCACAGACATGAACCGATGATGTGAAAAACCGGGACGTCACTGCAGATGACGAGCACGAATGTCTCGTGATCCTTCCTGTCGTTCGGTCTGATGATCAGGTGGCCTTCAAAATATTCCGTCGAGCGCACCTGATATACGCCCACGTCGGGCGCTTTGAACGTGCGCACGCCCGGCGTCCAATAGATGCCGAGCGCCTTCGCCACAGCACATTCGGCGCACGCGCCATCGATGTCGGTCTGCCAATTGCTGATCGGGGCGTGCTTGTACTTGTCGTAACCGCTCTTGATCGAAGACACGCGACGCATGCAGCCGACGTGGGAAGCGACCATCAACTCGATTTCATTGAGCACAACGTCGATCATTGCGCTCCCCCGACATTGAACAGCGGCTCGATACGTCGAACCAACTTTGGCTCGACTTGCGAGCAGCCCCAGGCCCACATGCCCGCAGCGTCAGCGGCGTTGTCGTCCAACTTTTCGGGATCGCCCCACTTGAGGCGGCGGCACATGCGCTTGGCGGCGAGCTTGGCCTCGTCGCGCCGCAGGTTGCCCATGCCGAGAAAATATTTGCGCCACGTCCGCGTCGGCGCTTCGATCACCGGCATCGGCCATTCCATCGCCAAGCCGATGAAGATCGCGTAGAGGCCGTGCAGGATGACGGTCGAGTCGTAGTTCGACTTGCCCCACAGGTCGCCCGGCGGGATCGGCGGCTCGATCACCAACAAATGTGGTTGGCGTGTCTGCATTCGCATCCGCCACCACGCCACCGCGCGGCCGAACACGTCGGCCCGCACATCATGCTCTCTGGAGAATTTTACGCTGCCGATCTCAGGCGCGTCCGCGTCAGGCGCACCATAGGCAAAGCCGGTGGTGCTCGCCGGATCGAGGGCGAGCACGCGACCACCTTCGGGAAACACGATGCGCTGCACGGTTCGCCCCGTAGTGTCGGATTTCCGACAGGGTGTTTTTTGGTCGTCGGCGTTTCCCGCTCCGATAGGTTTCGGGGGCTTCGGTCGGAGCGGCCTTCTGAATCAGTGCGCAAGCGGCGGCTCGGGCGCGGTGGGCGGATCGCCGTCATGGCCACGGCCGAGGCGAGCAAGCTCGGCCTCGTCGGCGCGTGGCGCAGGCTCGCTAGTCGTCGCCTCGGGCTGGCGCATGTGGCGCGGGCGCACGTCGCGCTCCTCGTCATCGCTGCCGCTGTTGTTGGTCGGGAGATAACCGGCGCGCTGCGCCGCTGCGAAGCCGAGCGGGCCGAGCGTCGAGACAAGCTGCGAGTAGGCGGCGGACTCATCGATGTCATCGAACGAAGCGGCGAGCTTCGCCTGCCGCTTCTCCAAGACGCGGTACTCGACCAGCGCCTTGAGCGCCTTCACCGGGATGCCGTGGTCTTTAGACTCACCGTAGATTTCTTTGATGTCCTCGCGCACGACCTTGCAGGCCGCCATGTACGCGCCGCGCTTCGAGTCCAGATCGTCCAGCTTCGTCTCGATGCGCTTGAGGAACGGCTGCGCCTTGCCTTCAAGCGTGTTGTCGCCGGGACGCGCAACGCGCGGACGCGCCGATGGTTTCGCTTTGCTGCTACGCGTGCCGCCGCTCCTTGAAGCCTTCCGCTTGGTCGCCATTGAATCCTCCTGGTGCGGTCGAAGCCGCGATGATCGAATCTGCCTTGCGCTGGAACGCAGCCATCGCCGCGTCCCGGCCGAGATTGGCGGTCAGCCATTCGGCGATGCCATTCATCGCGCCGCGTGCCACCGCGATGGCCTCGGCCCGACAGCCGCAAATGCGAAGGGTCTCAAGCGTCTGCACCACCGCGACATGCGATCCGGCCGCCGTGAGATCGACCGAGTCGATGCTCATTGGTTGCCCCCGTGACCATTCATGGTGCGGCGCTTCTTGGTGCCCTTGCGCGGATGCCGGTCGAGCCAGTGGTGGACCCGCTGGTAGGTGCGCAGGGTGAAATTGCCGCCTTTCTCAAGCTTCTTGAAGAAGTTGGGATCGTTGATCGCGCGCTTGAACAGGATGCGGGGCGTGATGTCTGCGGTATGGCAGTATGCCGTCACGCGCTCGATGAGCGCGGCCCGGATTTCCTGCTCGGTCGGATAGGCGTGTGGCATGGTTTTGGAGCGTAGGAGGGTTTTATCCCTGCGTCAACCACCGTCGCATTTTTCGTTGGATGACCGAACGTCTAGCTTGCCAAGCGCAGATTGCACTTGCCACAGTAGAGGCGAGATGGATAAAACCATCGGCACAACCACCGCGCATTTCGGTCAGCAACGCATTAACTTTGAGTGGCAGACAAGACGACAAATGCCCGAGAAAAATACACCCAAGGCCAAACCGGATCGACCGCCGACGATCCTGCAGCAGCGTCTCGCCAAGATGATCGTGATGCGCCGCACGAAGGCGCAGATCGTATCGAAACAAGCCGGATTTAACCCTGGACTGGTGCGCGACGTGATCGCAGGCAAAGTCTTGCAGCCGCGTCAAGAGGCGCTCGGACGCATCGCGGAAATTCTACAGACAGATGTTGCATATCTGCTCGGGCAGCATGATGATGCGAGCGTGAGAGGAAACGGCCCGGTATCGCCAACCCCACCGGCGTTGCGACGCCACGGAGTGCGGCCCATCCGAGTCGTCGGATTCGCTCAGATCGGCGTATTTCAAGCCGACCCGTTCGACTGGAATAACGAGCAGATGATCGATGGCATCACCAATCGGATGCTGCCCGACGCACAGCATTTTGCGATTCAATTGCGCGACAATGCCGCACGCGACAACGCGCATGACCGCAAAGGCTACGCACTCTGCGTCGAGGCCGAGGCGATGCCGGTGGCGGACGGCAAGACCTACGCGATCCAGCGCAAGAACAGCGACGGCCAAGTCGAAGTCAGCGTGCGGGTCGCCAAGATACTGCCAGACGGCATCGAGCTTCGCGACTACATCAACGGTAAGGATGTGCTGCGTGTCGGCCGCGATCTCGACTACGACACCAGCAAGCCGGTCGCCGTGGTCGGGCTGGCCTACGCACATCTGCAGCCGCTTCTCTAATCCAAATCTGCATCGCTGATCTGTTTTCCGCGCCCAGCCCCGGCATGGGTGCGCCAATTATTTTTGCTTTCGCTCTAACTCCATAGCGTGGAAAGATTATTTCTGCGCGCCGAGTCGCCGAGCCGTCGGCGCACGGAAAAAACCATTGCGCCGGGATTTGATCGGCGCTAGCCTCGTCGCCGCCTGAATGGTGACTAGGCATTTTTCCATGGTTGTGGAGCGCATCCGGATCGAGTCTGCGCAGCAGTGGCACGAGCTTCGCCGCCGCGATCTGACCGCGTCGGACGTTGCCGCTCCGCTCGGCCTGCACCCCTACAAGACGCCAGCCCAGGTCTATGCCGAGAAGACCGGGCGCGCGTTGCCGCCCAAGAAAAGCACGAACGTGCTGAGCCGAGGCAAGCGGCTTGAGCCGGTGTTCCTGCCGCTCCTGCGCGACCTGTTCCCCAACTGTCGCATCGAACCAGCCGACGAATATCTGCGCGAGCCAGAGAACCGGCTCGGCTGCACGCCCGATGTCTACCTGCACCGGCCAGACAGCGCGCTGGTCACCGTTCAATTGAAGACCGCTGGTCGCGGCGCGTTCGCGCGCAATTGGGCCGATGGTCCGCCGTTCTGGATCATGCTGCAGGCGCTCACCGAAGCATCGCTCGCCAATGCCGTCGAGGCCATGATCGCGGTCCTGGTGGTCGATGAGTGGTCGCCACTCGATGAACTGGAAATCTTCACCGTGCCGCGCCACCCGGCATCTGAGTTGCGGCTGCGCTCGACGTCGCGCGAATTCTGGGCCGCCATCGCCGAACAGCGGATGCCGAATTTCGACTTCCTGCGCGATGCGAAGCTGATCGCTGCGCTGTGGCCGACCACGGTCGAGGGCAAGACGGTCGATCTCGGTGCCGACAACCGATTGCCCGAAGTTCTTTCGGAGCGCGAGCGGTTGATTGCCGAGATCAAACAGCGCGAAGAGCGCAAGAGCGAGATCGAGGCCGAAATTCGCAGCAAGCTGGAAGATGCCGAGATCGGGCTGGTCGGCGGCTGGCGCGTCACGCTGCGCGAGGTGATCCGCAAGGCGCATCAGGTGAAGGAAAGCACCTTTCGTCAACTGCGCATTTCGCGCGTCCTGTCCTGAGAGGAACAATGCAATGAGCACAGAGGTCGCAATCGACCAGATCATCATCGAGGATCGGCTGATCGACTTGAAGCCGAAGGTCATCGCCGCGCTCAAGGACAGCATCGTATCCGGTGTTGGCATCATCGAGCCGCCGGTCGTGCGGCGGGACGGCAAGGGATTTCGGTTGATCGCAGGGGCCAATCGCATCGAGGCAGCGCGCCAGCTTGGTCACAAGACCATTGGCGTCGAGATCAGATCAGGCAAGCCAGATCGGGACCGTGACGAGCTTGCGCAGATCGATGAAAACCTCGTGCGGATGAAGCTCACGCCGAGCGAGGAAGCAAAGGTGCTCAAGCGGCGCAAGGCGATCTATGAGGCCAAGCATCCCGAGACAAAGGGGGGCGTTGCTGGCGGCAAGGCCGGTGGCAACGGTCGAGCAGCAACGGCAAAAACTGCCACCGCTACTACTCCGTGCTTCACCGCCGACACGGCCGCCAAGACCGGCCGGTCGGAACGGGCGATCAGACAAAGCGTGCGCCGCGCTGCCGCACTTGGCCTTCCGGTCATCGACAAGGTGCGAGGCACATCACTCGATAAACCGAAGGAGTTGGATGCCCTCATCAAGATGCCAGAAACCGACCGCAGCGCCCTGGTCGAGCGCGCTGCAGCGGGAGAACACGTCAGCGCGGTCGCGGCGACGCAACCCGCAGTGCCGCTCGGCCTGAAACGTCTCAACCGCGCGTGGGATGTCGCCAGCCCGGCGGAGCGCGAAGCGTTCTGCCTGCTGCGTGGTCTTTTTCTGAGGGAGCAAAAAGCGTCATGAGTATCGTCATCTGCAACGCATCACTCGATGAGCGCATCGACGGCTACGGCAAACCGCAAGAGGTTTTGCGCGGCACGATATCGCCGACGTCGTTGCGCGCCATCGGCGTCGATATCTACCAACGCAAGCGGCACACGCCCTCGACGCTGACGAGCATCATCAAGGGCTTTCAAGAGCGAACGCCGTTTCTCGACATCGCGCTGGGCATGCGCGGTGTCCGCTTCCGCGACGTTGACGAGAACAATGTCGAATTGCTTGACGATGTTTACGTGATCGATGGCTATCACCGCATCGTCGGCGCGTTGATGACGATTGAAGACGACACCGAAGGCAAAATCCCGATCCGGCTCGGCGCGCAAGTGTTTTTCAACACCACGCAGGAGATGGAGCGTGATTGGTTCAAGATTTGGAACACGACGCGAAAAAGCGTCTCGCCGAGCATCATCATTCGCAACGAACGCGATCACAGTCGCGTCGCCGCTACGCTCTACGGCATGTCGCAAACCGAAAAGAATTTTGTGCTGTGCGATAGGGTCGCATGGGACGACCGCCCCGGCAAGAACGCCGCCGGGCAAGACGAGCTTGTGCGTGGGATGATGTTGCTGCGCGTGAGCGGCTTCCTGCATGGCCACAAGTTTGGTCGGTCGGTGAGCGGCGG